TTTAAAGACTTAGCTTCTGGTCTATTAGGATTTGCAAAAGTAACTGAAGAAGATTTAGCTAAAGCGTCAAGAGCTGCGGCGGCCGCTGCAGCATTAGCAAAAAATGTTTCAGTTACGACAACACCTACAGCACCATCATCACCATCATCACCATCAGCACCAAGTACAACATCAACATCACCAACGGCTGATATGAGTGCATATAGGTCTAGAGCGGGAGTTGGTAGAGATACTTCAAGTTCACCAACACCAGCAGGTGGAGGTGCGTTACTTGATATGATAGCAAAAGGTGAATCTGCAGGTGCTGGTGGTTATAATGCAATGAATCAAGGAACACCTGGTGGTGGACCAGTTATAGGTTCTGGAGATTCACAAAAAATTATTGGTAAAAAATTAACTGACATGACTGTTGGTGAAATCATGCAGCAAGCTGCAAATCCTAATGATGATGCTAAAAAAAGAAAAGATAATAAATTAATTTTTGCTGCAGGTAGATATCAAATTATACCAAAAACTCTAGAGGGTTTGGTTAAAAGTGGTGTTGTGTCTAAAAATGATAAATTTGATGAGGCAACTCAAGATAAATTGGGAATGGCTCTAATACAAGGAACCGGCGCTTTGAAATTAGCGGCCGCTGGTGATTATGAAGGAGCACAAAATGCTTTGGCAAAAACATGGGCTTCTATTCCACTTGCTACGGATGTTGGTGATAAAAAAGCAGGACAATCTTACTATCAAAAAGCTGGTCAAAACACGACACACGCCGGACTTGATGTAAAAGGTGCCTTAATGGCTAGTTCACCATCTACCGGTGTAACATTAGCATCCGCATCAACATCAATGTCAGACCAAAGAATGGCTGCAATGACACCAACCGTCAATGCACCAATTACTACCATTTCTCAAAATGGTGGTGGAGGTGGAATGACTCAAGTTGCTTCTGTGTCTAAGGCAACACCATATGACAGAGATTTCTATCAAGGTCTTGTAAAAACAATTTCTCTATAAACAAAAAACCCCGCACAAGGCGGGGTCTAAACTAAGTTCTGAGAAAGGATCTTTAGTTTATTGTGCGAGAGATTTAAAGTAATCTAAATCCTCATCAACACTAGTTGACTTATCGAGGACTTTAATTTCTTCCTCAGAAAAGTTTCTCAACTCAACATCTTCAGCTTTGATAGATGCAACAGTACCCTCAAAACCAAGAACCTTGTCAAGACGAGATTTCAACTGGTCATATGGTTTGAATTGTTTCTTCTCAGTAAATTCTTTGAGAGAAAACTCTTTCTTCCACAAATCTTCCAATTTTGCATCATCACCATCTAAAAGAGCAGACTTATCTGCAAATTCAGATTTATCATAGTTACGATAACCTTCAACATTACGAATCTTCAATTTGAAGTTAGCACCTTCCCACATATCAAATGGGTTGACAGGAGTTTCATCAGCGAATTCAGGATTCATTGCTTCAGTAATCTTGTCAAAGATTTTCTTACCAAACTTAAACAGTTTGACTTGACCTTCATTTTCGGGATTGCTAGGGTCAGATATCACAAGAATGTTAGCGATGTAAGAAAGCTTACGCTTTTGCTTACGAGCTACATCTTTGTTTGCTTCGATACCAGAATTCCATAATGTATTATTGTGCTCACATACGGGGCACTTTTCGTTCAAGGTTGTTAGACAATTATCAATGTACCAACCACCAGGTCCCTGAAATCCATGTGAGAACACACGAATCCAAGGTAGACCCTCATCACCATCGACAGCAGGTGCAGGTAAGAACCGAATAACGGCCATTCCATTACCAGACTTGTCAACGCTGGGTTGCCACATTCTTGTATCGTCTTTAGAACCAGCCTCAGAATTGGACTGGGTAGAAGCTTCAATCGCTTTGGTGAGTTTGTCCAAAGAAGAACGATTGCGCTTGAGGTTTGCAAAACTACTCATAGTATTTCCTTTCGTATAACGGAGTATTAACGGTGTATAAACAACTTATCCACATAAAACATAGTGTATCATGTATTTATGTTCTTTGCAAGCAAAATATCCAACAACATCATAGTATTACCGACATCCTTGTGATGAATACCTATTCCGCCTGCTTTATTAAAGGCATCAATAACATCTAAGGTATCATCTATTAGTATGCTATCAGGAGTGGCAAACTCCGCCTTTAATGACCTGCCTGCAACAACATTTACTTTCCATGTTGAAGGCAAATTTCTTTCCTTAATCCATTTGTTTTTTTGTTCTGTTACTTCATTGTGGTATTTTTTACCGCCAGATGAAGTTAGAATTTCAACATCATTGAATTTATAGATTAAGTAATTAATTAATTCTGGCCCACCTGGCCAGTAATCCAAAGATTCAAAATTTTTACCTTCAATAAATGAAGTCCAATTTTTACTGAATTCTTTTCTATCTCTTGAAGTACCAGGATGTTCACGAAACAATTCTATGTAACGCTTTTCAAAATTGGCGATTACGCCATCCATATCCAAATAAATTTTCATAATATTCCATAAACAATCAAAAACTTTTCAACTAGCAGATAGTAAGCCCAAAACGGAACAATTATGGAAAACAATGTTGACCAAAATCCGTTAGCTATAACTACACCAGCAACCCACGAAAAAAACAAGAATAAACCTATCAATGTTTTAACAACATCTATCATGCAACCACCTCTTTCAATTTTAACTTATATTTTACACTATCAAACGGTACAAATGCGGTATACTTGAGCATCTTTAACCGATAATCTGGCCAGCGAATGGTATCGGCAATTTGTTGTTCCCAAGCAGGGAAGAAATTGAGTAGGGCATTTAATATCACAAGGGTTTCGGGTTGAATCTCTTTACGAAAAGCCATCAATAGAAGCACAGGGTATTCACCATCCAAACACTTCAGGACCTCATTAGGATCATCTAAATCATCAAAGATATACTTGCAGTCATTCTCGAAACTATACGTCATGGTCTGCAAGTATTTCATTCGCCTTAGGTAATTTACCTCAGATTCAGACTTTAGTAAATCGCCTGCCCAAGTCTTTTCATTCTCAATAAAGTTACCCACAAGGAAATTGATGTAATCATCTTGATTGTATTTCCTTGAGAGTTTGTAGAAGTGGTATTTGTCTTTACGATTCTCAAAACTGGTCACAGAGATATTTGACTTACCATTGTATTTGAAGTAGTCATATGTCTGTTGTGAGAAGTGAAGTTTTAGTGAATTGTAGAGCGAAAATGCCTCATAACCTGTCATATTGGAAGTCTTGAACTTTTTTCTTTCAGCATATTATTGTCCATTGCATCGATATGAATTTTAGATTTGAGGTTGGCATTTACTAGTGTAGCTGCCACCTCAATCTCTAATCCCGATTCTTTACAGTAAACAGTAATAGCTTCAATGTAATTGTAACTGGTCTCTGAAACCAACTTGTCAATCTCTTTGGCAAATTTTGCCATTTCTTCTTTAGTTGGCATTTTGTCCTTTTGTGCTAAATGCACCTACGCTTGGTGAATTCAAATCGCCATCATAGATTGAGCTGGGTTCTTCTTTATGCCACTCAAGTGGTTCATCATGGTAGTCTTCATCATGCACAAAATCTAAAGTGCCTGTTGGATGAAAGCCTGAACCACGGAGAAACATTTCAAAATGTTGCAGTATATCGGGAAGATAATCTGCATTAAATTCAATCGTTGTTTCGGCAGAATGTCCAGAGATGTTGTCAATCTGTTTAAAAATATATTTCATAATATAGAGTTCCTTTTACTTCTTTGTTTGTGGTAGTGTTGGTGGTGGATTTCCATGTGTAATTGCATATGCAATACAAATGGCATCATCATGTGCGGCATAAGAACATCTAACAGATATTGGGTCAACACCCTTAGTCATAGCTGTTTCAATATTCCTTGCCATCAATGACCTATCATTAAAACTGTAAATTGCAAGACTAATTATACCAGAGGTCACTATGATTGTAAATGAAATAATAAAGTTTGTTATATTATTTTTAAATTGTTCAAAAACATTTGTAGTTCTCATATTCCAGAAAATTCCTTCTTGTTGTCTAAATCACCAGGCTTCATGTAGAAGATATGGCGACCTATTACGGTTGTCTTTGGCAATTTCCAACCGGGGTTAACATAATCAGCATGATAGTATGTTGCGCCTTTTGTAACATCTACCAACTTATCATAATTAAGAAAAATCTCAACCGATAAATCCAATATGTCATTATACAACGAAGTATGCTTCAATGTCAATAGTTTTGAGGTAAAGAATGGCTCACATACCCAAGAAAATTGGCATACAACTTTACCTGAGGGGTGAATAATCTTTTGTTTGACAACATCACAGATATCATCGGCATATCTACCAGATACGACACGATTAACTGTGACCATACCAACGGCAATTTGACCTTCTCTACTTTCGTGACCAGCTTCAAGTAAAATGTTTTCAGCTAAACATTGAACTTGTTTTTGTGCTGGTGGTGTCAACTCACTAAATTTAATACCGTAAATTAAATGTTTTTGATTGCTCTGTACTGTCGTTGCCATTAAAAATAAAAGGCATGACATAAAAACACTAGCGATAACGATTTTGTTGTTTCGCATATTTCTCCTTTTTGTTAAAGGAGGCACCCCCATGGACGGGCGTGCCGCCGCCCATCAGGTGATAGACTTTTTAGTTGTAGTCTTTGTATCTAGAGGGATGTTTGAAACGAAACCATTAAGCGCTTGTGCTTTTGCAATGATTTCAGTTTCGGATGGAAAAGAAGGAAATCCTGGATGTTCAGGCAACTCTCCACCATTGATTTTAGCAATTTCTAATTTGGCGTGCCAAGTATTGCTAATTATTTCACGCTTACCGTAGTAGTCATCGGTCAGCATATCTTTCGCCATTTTTAAAAGTTCAAGGCGAATCTCGAAAGGTGTCATATTAGACATAGTTTACTCCTAGTGTGTTTGTGTGTACCAGCATTTTGTGTGTAGCTGGTTACTTATTTAGTGTTTAGTAAGCCCAAGAAACAAAAGAATGCCTTGTTCCTTTTT